TTCTTATTAGAAAATTACTTATATTTCCACAACTTCTAATTTGTGTTATTTCAATATTTTTTCTTCCCAAAATTTCCTCAATCTTATTTATAAAATTATCTGCCTTATAAGAAGAATTAAACTCATTTAAGAAACTCATATTGCTATAAATTATTTTTACCTCTTTTTGCTTAAACTCATTAAGAGTAGGCTCTATTCCAAGAGTTCCATTAATATTAGTTGATTTATTCTCCTGCGCTAAAATATTATTATCAAAATAAGACAGATTTTTTTCATTAAAATACGATACCACGCCAAATAATAAAATATTTGGTTTATTTTCTTTTATAAGGTCGTTTAAGCAGCTGGTATTTGCTTCTCTACGCTTTATCTCATCATAAGCCGCTAATCTTAATTTAAAATTTTTAGAAATTATTTGATAGGAATTAACTAAATTCATTCCGATTGCCAAAAATAATAAGCCAAAAATAATAGCTTTTTTTGATTTTTCTGCAGGCAGTTTAAACCAAAAAATACTAGAAATTAGTATTGGTAAATACGAAATATGAAACCAGCTCATTTCGCTACCTAATCCTGTAAATATAATTCCAGCCAGTACGGAGAAGATAAAAATTGCCCCAAGAAAATACTGTTTGGTAAAAATACTTAAAAAAAATACCACTAAACCTAGAATTAGAAGTGATGGCATTACCATACCTACAGGCGTAAATAGCTGTAAAACACAATCCCAAATTTCGAAAGGTGGCCTAGTAAAGAAGGTTTTTATTATTACTAAAACATCAAAATTTGCTGTATGGCTATTACTGCTAATAGATTTAATAGTATTTTGATAATCAGTAATAATGGAAAAGTTAGCAATCATAATCCCCAAGAAAGAAAACGGCGCTGAGATTTTTGTCAGATTAATGATTTGTTTAAAGTTTTTTTCTGGTAAAAAACACACCTTAATTAAAAACAAAAACCCAAAAAAATGTAGAGTGTGCAATTTTAATCCCAATCCTACCCCGGCAATAATCCAAGCCAAAACCTGATTAGTTTTATTTTTCTCTTTCAATAGCATATTGAGAGAAATAGTAAGCAAAATTATCTGTAAAAATTCAGGTGTGATAATCTTGTTGCTATAAAAAGAAATTGGAGTAGAAATTAAAAGTAGCAGACCAAGAAATGAAAATGTTTTATCCTTATTTTCTTTTAGAATCTGTTTATAAAGAAGAAAGATCGAAGCAATATAGCAGCAAATAAAAATTAATCGAAGAAGTACCAAATTATTAAATTGAGTTAAAATAAAGTGTCCAAATAACCAGAATAATGGACTATACCCAAGATATTGAATTGTTTGTTTTTCATAATCTTCACTCATGTAACTACCAAACCAAGCTTCGTCAAAATTGAAGACTGGTATTAGACAATATAGTATCCTGATGAGTGAATAAGCTATTAAAATTAAAGTAATCGGATTCTTTAAAGAGCAACTTTTAATTTTCTGCATATATTTTGTTGATTTTAGAAAAAATAAAGATGTATTATCCTATTATAATATTATACTATTTAAATAGCAAAGTATGGCTCGTAAAGCTACATTAGGTAAAACAAGACAAGTTAATTGGAGATTCCCAATAGAATTTCTTGAAGATGATTTTGACCCTTATTATGGGCAATATAAATCAAAAAGAAATTTTATTGATCCACGGGATGCCTCTCTATATCTTATGAAATTAGGTTTAGAGGTTGAAAATTATAGATTTGAAGAAGCTAAAAAAAATAAACAATAAGATGCAAGATATTCAAAAACTTATTCAAAATCTTGTCATAGTTATCATAGGAGATAAGGGAGGAATAGGTAAGACTTTACTTGCTTATAATTTGATTTTTTGGCTTTTACAATACGAGCCAGAATGTGAATTGATTGATTGTGATAACGATCAGTTTAGCTCCGCAGATTTTGCTTGCCTTAGAAAAGAAGCAGGCATTTACCCAAATTTACCTATTATAAACGTACCTACTCAAGAATTAGAAAAGTATTTAGCTAATAGTAAAAAAAAAGCTCATATAATAGAATTTGGCAAATCTTTTGGTGAAGATGATAAGGCGCGAAGAAAGGCCTTAGAAAAAGCAGTTAAGTGGGGAGATATAATCTTGGCTCCTTTGCCTGCTTCCCCAGTGGACGCCTTGGCGTTTGGAAAATTTGAAGAAAAGTTGCCAGTAGAAATTGCTAATAAGCCAGCAATTTTAATTCCTAATCGAGTAAAAAGCGCTAAAAGACTTAGAATGATTCTAAATTCAGTTCCTCAGTTACAATATTTTAAAATTTCAGAATCTTTTTTATCTGATAGATTATGTTTTCAGGATTCATTTCTTGATAATGGCCGTACTATTTTTGAAATAAAGCCAAAATCTGATTCAGATAGAGATGGAATAAAAGAATTTAACAAATTAGTTGAAGAAATTATTAACACAGCAGCAACTTTTTATGAAGGATAAAAATTTAAATTTCGGGAAATCTATTGCAGATAAAATCAAGCAAACAAAAGACCAAGAGAATGACCACAGTAAAACAGATTCCTCTGCACCATCTTTTGATAATGCTATAAGTAAGATCGCATCAAATAAGGATGAGGCAATGAAAGAGTTTAATCTAAAGCCCATCACAATAGGAGGAAAGTATGATCTTGAAGGCGAAGAGGATATTACTTTAACAATTTTGGCTAAAAAATTATCTGGCGGTATAAAGCAAGAATTAGCTTCCAGATATGTTAGGGAAGGGATAAAAAGAGATGCAAAAAAATATAATATCCCCATTATAAAATAATTATTATTTTGGTGTTGACAAGTATAATCCTATTATAATATTATAATAGGTAATTACTAACTATTTTTAATAAAATATGACACAATCCTTAAGTAAACTTAGATATATAATTATTGAGTCAAATAATCTAGAGGTCTTAAGAAAAGAAGCCAGGGATTTGTTCGATAAAATGGGTCATTATATAACTGATAAACGAGTTTACGAAGGTTTTAAAAACAGTATCGAGGAAATAGATAATGAAAGGGATATGGAAGAGTTAGTTACTGAGCTAGATGACAAAGAAGTGCAAGGAAGAGTACGAGAAGAAAAAGAGCAATATCTTTATCGAAATTGGCCAGAAGATGATTATTCCGACGATTGTTACTCAAAAGTTTAACTTCATTATTAACTTAACTTAATTTAAATTTTTATGACAAACGATTTACAAACACCTAATAACAATCTTGCTGTTATAGAACAATCAAGAGAAATAGCTCAGGTGCAGGCACAGCACATAGTGGCTAAAAAATTTCCTCGAGATGAAAATATTGTTTTGCAAAAGGTTATTAAACAGTGTCAACGCAAATCAATGGCGGAAGTGGCGATGTATTCTTATCCCAGAGGTGGCCAAAATGTAACTGGTCCTTCAATTCGTTTAGCGGAAGTATTGGCTAATAAATTTGGTAATCTTGAATATGGGATTAGGGTTTTGAATCAGAGCATTGATTTTGTTGAAGCTATGGCGTATTGCATTGATTTAGAAAACAATACTCGAAAAGTTGATTATTTTACTGTAAAACTTGAAAGGGGAACAAAATCAGGTCCAAAAAAACTAACTGATGCTAGAGATATTTATGAACATACGCAATCACAAGGAGCAAGAAGATTAAGGGGTTGTATTTTAGCTATTATACCATGGGATATTGTTGAAGCGGCAGTTGAACAATGTGAAAAAACTTTAAATTCAGATGAAGAGCCAATTCAAGTTAAAATTCAGAAATTAATTACTGCTTTTATTTCTTATAATGTTTCAATCGAAATGATTGAAAAGAGAATGGGTAAAAGCATAAATGCTTTAAATAATCCTGATATTTTGGCGTTAAGAAAAATTTATCAGTCCTTAAAAGATGGTATGGCGAGTATAGATCAGTTCTTTGATGTTGTTGCGAATAAAAATAATTCAATGAGCATTAATGAGCTAGTAACTCCTTCAAAAACAGTTGTAAAAGAAAACTTGGCTCCTGAGCCACAACAAGTGGACATCGAAGAATTAATTGCTGAAGAGCAAGCAATTGATAAATCAGAAGAAATTTATAACAAACATGAAATAGCAATTAAATCTTATAAAAATGAAAAAAGTTTAAATGCTCACTTCAATTACGTAAACACAAAAGAAGATCTAAAATATTTGGAAGAGAAATCACCTGAGTTATTTAATCAGATAAATTTGGTTAAAGAGGATCAATTATATTTAATTAAGGGGGAATAATGATAAATAAACAACCCCAAGGCTTCAAACCAGGCATATATTTTGATCTTCCAGCCCAGCAATATCATGATGATCCAGCAATAGGAAGTAGTAACATAAAAGATTTGTTAATTTCTCCATTAAAATACTGGACAAATTCTTCATTAAATCCAGATAGAAAAAGTAAAGAAACTTCGGCTAAAACAATTGGTACGGCCCTACACTGTTATTTAATGGAGCGTGAAAGATTCCATCAAGATTATATTATTTTACCAAAATTAGATATTGATTCTGATCTTTACAGACAAGAAAGCAAAAAACCTGATTTTCTGCAAAATTTCGCACTTCACAAAACCAAAGATGCCAAAACTTTTAAATATATCGGTTCTAAAATTGAGCTTAAAGAATCGGAATTTGCAGAAATTAAAGAAGCTGTAGAATATTTGGAAAAACAAGAAGCTGCCGGATCTTTATTTAGCAATGGATATAGGGAAGTAAGTGTCTTCTGGCGTGATCGAGAAACAGGCTTGATGTGTAAATGTAGACCTGATTATTTGGCACCAAAATATATTGCAGATTACAAATCTATTAATGATATTGAGAAAATTGGCAAAAGCATGGCAGATTATAAATATTATATTCAGGCAGCTTTCTACTTGGAAGGTTTAAGCCAAATAAGGAAAATTCAGAATGGACCTTTGCTAGATATTGAACATAACAATTTTATCTTTGCCTTCCAAGAAAAAGAGTCACCTTATTTGGTTAGATTAAAAGCTTTTGATGAGGAAGTTCTAAATATTGGCCGTGATAAATTCAGATTAGGATTGCAAATTTATAAAGAAAACATTGAAAAATATGGTGTTAAAAAATGGGAAGATGATTATAGGAGAAACGATGAGCAAGCCATTCAGATAATGGGATTATTTAATTTACCAACTTATATTCAATATCAATAATATGACGAATTTTATTCTTCACCGCAGCGAAAAAGATAACTACATAAATAAATTATCTGATATTAATAAAACGACTTTTGATATAATTTCAAAAGCAAAAAAGAATGATAAAAATGTATTTATTCATATTACCTTAGTTGATGACAAGACAGCAAATGAATTGAAGAAGGTTATTAAAATTACCAATTAATGTTTAAGTGGTTACAGAAAAGAAATCCTAAAATGGCACGCTTTCTATTTTCAAGGGCTTGGAAAGACTGGGAGAGGCGGGATAATATGATAAGAGAAAGTATTGAATTAATGAATTTTTGTGGTTGTGAAGAATGTAATAAAAAAACACCAGATATTGATTTGCGCTTTGATTTATTTATTAACGGAAAGTTGGATTGAATATGATAAATAAAATTAAGGGGAATTGGCCGAGCTGGTCGGAGATATTGCTTTTAATTATTTGGGTTGGTGCAGCGATTTTTATATTTGGATTTAGTTGGAAGAGTTTTAGGATTAAATAATAACATAAGAAAAAAATAATGATCACTAATAGAAGTGGTAAAATTATGCCGATTTACAAGAAAGAAGTTGAAGCTTTTTCAGAGCCAAAAGAAACTAAAAAAATTTTAAATCATAAAGAAGATTCAGTGCCTTTTTAAGAGATATGAAACAAAAAATTAAGTCAGATTTTATATCAGTTGAAGAATATCATCGACAAATACAACCTATAAAAAAAAGGCAATTTGAAAAGCGTCTTCAGATGGATTTTGGCAAAATTCTATATGGCTTTGAACAATATAATAAATTTAGTCCTAATCTGATTAAATTCAGCTATATAGCCAATGGAGAAAAAAGGCCTGGTGAAATTAAAGAGATACCAAATAAAAAAGGCAAATTAATTAAAAAGCATATATCAAGAGTAGGAAGAGAACTAAAAATTAAAGGAGTTAGAAAAGGAATTTTTGATTATTTTTTCTGCATCAAAAAAGACGGACTTGGCTTTGATATTTGGCTAGAAGCAAAAGCTCCCAATGGAAAAATGACTAAAGAACAGCTAGAATTTAAAAAGAAAGCGGAAGGGATTTATAACATAAAAATTTATGAATTTAGGTCAGTTCATGAAGGGATTAGATATTTGGAAAAGGAAGGGATTTTAATAACTAATTAAAGTTATGAGCAAAATAATAATAATTCTCGAACACGACTATTATAATAATGAAAATAGATATAAAAAAATTAGTTGACAAAATCCAACAAGATCATTGTTTGGAGACCTGTAGGGTTTTTTAAGAATTTCAATTTTTATAGAAAATTGGTCAGAAATTGAATTATCTCTTCAAAATAAAATATCGGTTTATCTACAAGAAGATAGGGCTTGGTTAAAATCTTTTGTGAAAAGATTAGGGAATAAATATTTATCTAATTCGATTGGAAATTCGGAAGAATATGTTAAAAGAGCAGCTGAACTCCTCAAAGAAGAAAAAAATGATTTCGATCTTGCAACTAAAATTGTTTATGAAGTTGCTTTCATAAAGGTAGTCGAAGAGGCAAATTTCCCAAAATAAATAACAGATTATAGGATATTCTGGGAAAAAAGTAGTCTCTCCCTAAATGCTTTTGTCAAACATTGGGGAATGCTTCTTCTCGAATATAAATGATAAATCCTCATCTTACTATGTATAACCTTCTTAAAATCTCAATTTTAAGCCATTTTAAAAAAGATGGGGTGTAGTGTAAGATATAGAAAGAGTGTTTGTTTTGTAATGAGGGATTTAGTGGGTTTATTAATAAATGTAGGGAAAATGAAAGAGACAACGATAATAGTTGATTGGAAAACTAGCAAAAAAGTTTCTGGATTCGCAAAGGGAGTTATTTATGTAACACGGCATAATCCAGGAGAATTTGAGGCTACTTTATTAACAAGTTCTCTTAGTTATATCACAAGTAACAATCCAGCAAAGTTTCACAAGAATTCAAAAGAAGCTTTGATCGAGCTAAAGAGGAATATTGAAAATTATAGTAAATGGATTGAAGGCAGAATTAAAATAATTGATAAATATTTAAAAAAATAAACCTGAAGATTTACCAGCTTTAGAAGAAAGAGTGAAAGAATTAAATAATCTGGTAGATGAAAAAATGGGAATGGCCTTTAAAATTAAGAAGTTTTTTGCACCAAAAAATTTTAATTAATCTTAAATCAGTTTGAGAGGAAAAAGTATGACATTAAAAGAAAAAATTATCGCTTTTAATCAAGGAATTGAGAAAGATTTAATTCAATTAAAAGAAAAATTTGAACCCGGACTGGCGTATGCTTTGCAAGAGAAAGCGGCGGCAAACGAAATTATTTCTGAGATGCAAAAAAGGACTGAAAATCTAGAAGAAGTGCTAAAGATACAAGGATATAGTGGCAACTGGAACTGCAATCCTTATATGTATGGGATGTATAACGGGCTGGAACTAGCATTAGCAACCATAGAGAATAGAATGGCAAATTACAAAGAAAAGCCGTCAGAATGGCTCGACGATAGAAAGATTGACCCAGAGATTTGCCAAGTAGAACCTGAAATTTCTCACACCGCCCCTCACAACAACCCCAAACAATAAGTAAATATGTGTTATATTCCCTTTAAACAAGAAGTATTACAAAGGAAAACCTATCAACAGATTATAGCAGAATTGCCAGTAGAAAATAGAAGAAGGCAAATTTTAAGAAAGCGTAATAAATATCTCTGGGCTAAGTCAGTAGTTTTTGTTATTGTGATATTATGTGCACGGCAGTTAATAATTTTACTCTATTAATAACGCCGCGAAGAGCTAAGGATGTGATTTTTATTTGCATCAGCGTTTGCAAATAAAATTAAAAGGAGTGTAATAATTATCTCCTATGTCGGTTCAAGTCCGACCTCAGAAAGCTATGACAAACGATTGACAGCTCGGAACAGACGGCAACCAAACCCAAACAATAAATAAGTAGGATGTATAGAGTTATAGAGATTCATAACAATGAATTGTTGATAGAAAATGAACACGGAACAAAATTTCTAGCTACTCTTAACTGGTTTGCAAGAAATTTTATAATTACACCAAACCCTAAAGCCGAGATTATTAGTTGCGGCTATCAGCTAATAAAAGAACCGCCTTTTACAAATCTTGAAAAAGACGCTAATTTGGAAAGAAAATCACAGCATTATAAACAATAAGTAATAATGGGACATCAAACAAATTCAGATTACGGGACTTATATTAACTCTGGTGGTGAATATATTTTTATTTAACAATAAGTAAGTATGAAAGAAGAAACAGATTCTAAAATAAATGAAATATTTGATTGCTTAGAAAAGGAATTGCGGCTGCATGAGATACTAAACTCTGAAAGATATTGTCGTGGTAAATCAGAACAACTTACCCTTGTCAATAGGACAGTAAAATTAAGACTCATTATAGTCAGGGATAAATTTGAGAAGTTTAGGAAAAAATTTATAAACAATTCTCACAACGCTCTTCAGGGTTGCACCGCAAATGAAATGGCGTGGTCAAGTACGGAATCTAAACAGATTAAAGCCGAGCTGAAAAGCGGCATGACTATGGGTTCGAGTCATGCCTTGAGTACCAAAAACAACGAAGAATAAGTATGACGGATTTAGAAAAATTTGTTAAAGAAAAATGTGGACAGGGAGATGTTTGGTTTTTATCTTTAGTTCATATTCTGCCGGCATTGCCAGTAGAGTTACTAGGCGGAGAGGCCAAATTCTATGCTAGATCTTCAAAGATTCGTTATGACGAGTATGATGAAGATGGCTGCCACATTATCTTTCAAGAAATTGATTGGGATTTGAAGAAAGATTTTGTCTCTCAATCAGGTCAAACAAAGCAAAAGATTGCTGATCTTTTAGGCTATAAATCTCATGCCTCTCTTCAGGAAAAATAAAGATTATCAAGTAGCGGGGATACTATAATGGAGAAGCGATTAATTCCATGGAATAAAAACAAAAGTATAGGCCAAAAAATCAAAGAACGCCGCGAAGAGCTTAACATCACTCCTCTACAATTATCAAAAAAGATCGGCATTTCTAGGCAACGGATTTGGGAGTTATAGAATGAGACAAGCAGGCCTTCAGCAGAGTTATTGCTTAAGGTTGCCGATGCTTTAGATAGGCCGATGGTTTATTTTTTAACAGATTATGAATATGATGAAGTCGGTGAAGAGGATTTGCTTATGCACTATAGAAAGCTGAATAAGAAAGGGAAAAAATTGGCGGTTGAATTGACTAAAATAATCAATTCCTATTTGTAAGATATGACCAAGAAATATATTGCATATTATCGGGTATCTACGCGAAGACAAGGAGAAAGTGGACTAGGTCTTGAAAGCCAGATGGCAATAATAGATTATTTTGTCAAAAGTGAAAAGGCAGAAATAATCACTGAATATACAGAAGTACGTAGTGGCGCAACCATTGAAAAGCGTCCCAAGCTTAAAGAAGCCATTGAAAGAGTAAAAAAAGAAGGGGCCTATCTAATAGTTGCTAAAGCAGATAGATTGGGACGCGACGCCAAAGAAGCTCTAGGAATATATGATGATCTGAATGAAAAATTAATGTGCTGCGATATTCCAAATACCGACAGATTCACTTTAACAATTTTTTTTGCAGTGGCCGAAAGAGAAAGATTTTTAACAAAAATCAGAACTAAAGGTGCTCTTGACGCCAAACGCAAAAGAGAAGGTAAGCAAATTATAAATGGTGCACCTTTTCACAAAATTAAGGTAGATACTAAGAAAGCGGCTAGGATAAGCGGAGAAATTAGAAGGGAAAGATCGCTAGAAAAACAGAAACAATTAATTTTATTGGCTAAGCAATTAAGAAGTGATGGTTACACTTTAAGAAAAATTGCCACCTCTTTAAATCATTTTGGCTACAAAACTCAAAGAGGTAAAAATTTTACTGCCTCACAAATTTCAAGATTGCTTGAAAGTTAATTGCCTTATATTTTTGTCACATTACCATAACACCCGTTACGCTAATGTTAATTTTGATATAAATAAAAATGATGGAGGTATATAAATAAAGGTTATGTGGTTAATAAAATGTTTTGGAACCCAACTCAAATGCTATAATCATATTGATTATTATATTTATAATTATTAACATGAGCATAATTATTAGTTTAATTATATCATTTAATATAATCATGATAAGACAAGCAAGTTCAATGGAAGTTCGCCAAAATTTCGGCGAAATCATAAATGAGGTTCAATATAAACATTCGTCTGTTCTAGTAAAACGAGGTAAAAAACCTGTGGCAGCAATAGTGAATATTGATCTTTTTGAAAAAATTAGATCAATGGAAAAAGAATTTGATAGACTTGTAACCAGCTTACAACAAGCTTTTGCTTCTGTGGAAGAAGAGGAATTAGATCAAATACTGACTGAAGCTGTTAAATCTGCAAGAAAGAAAAAATGAGATTAATTTTAGACACTAACGTTTTAATTTCAGGGCTCATTTCTCCTGTTTCTGTACCAGGTAAAATAATTAAAGCTTGGAGAAATGAGGGAGTTGATTTCGTATTTAGCGAAGAAGGCATTGCTGAACTTACAAGAGTTTTAAACTACCCAAGAGTTAGCAAATATCTAAAATGGAATGAATTGGAAATTATAAATTTTGTCTCCATTCTAAGATTTAAGTGTAAAATAGTCGACATTACCGGTGTTAATGCAAATGTCCCTGCTGATCCTGATGATTCCCATATATTAGCTGCTTTAATAGTAAGTGAAGCAGATTTTTTGATTACCGGAGACAAGGGTATTTTAGATCTCAAAGAAAAATACAAAATTCTTACTCCTGCAGAATTTGAGAAAATATTCTTATGATTTTTATAAGGGGTTCCGTAATCATATCGTCCAAACGGACCCCTTTAATTCAACAAATGCTACTTTCAACATTTCAAAACTTCCTCTCCATATTTTCTCAACTTACCATCGGTATAAGTATAAAAGGGTTTCAAAGTCCAATGGTATATGAAAACTTACGCAACCAGTAATTATAGAAGCTACAAGAAGGATTTGGAGAAGTAATAAAATTATCATCAGGTAAATTTATATAGAAGGCCTGATAAATCTTACTACTTTAAAAGAGGAGCAATATATGGGAATAGTTCATAGATTATCTCTTAAAAGCAAAATACAGCCCTAGCACTATTAACACCAATCCAGCCAGAGTATATTCAAAGTACATAGCAATAGGTAAAATTATAGCAATGGGAAAAATTACAAACCAAGTATTTTTAAGACCTAGCCTCTTACATGCGCTTTTAAATTTTTCAATTATATTATTTCCCATACAATAATTTATTGTGTATTTTACCTGATTTAATGTGTCTTTTCTCTGATTTAACTCGCCTGCGTCTTCTAGCCCAATTTCGGAAGGCGTTAATTACTTTTTTTATTAAAGACATTCTAAGATTAGCTTTTGTTGGAATAAAAATTGATTTTGGTTAAAGCTAATAATCTTTTTCTGAGTTTCTCAACTCTTGTAGTATTATTTGCCCACCATTTACTATCGCGCAGATAAGATGCCGCTTCTAAATAATTGGCTGTTTTAATTGCTAAAATGAAATGCTCAAATCCAAAAAATTTAGTACGTCCGAGTGCAAACATCATATTTGCTATTATCAACTGCAATTCTTCAGGCTTTTTATCAAAATCATAGAAAACTACTCGACAATCTTGTAAACAAACTTGAAGGTCTTTTTCAAAAATCTCATTAATTCTCTCATTAGAGATGGGTAATTCACCACCGTGATCAAGATTTTTATAAGCATACCATTCGACATCCTTAGGGGTTAGTTTATGTCCGATTCCAAAAGTCGGATTTCCTTTATCTCTTCCAGGCCATGTGGGCTTTCCATCTAAATCAGAATAGACAAAACTAACTTTGCCTTCATATTCAATTAATTCTTGTTTCAGTTTTTCTAAATTCATTTAATACATCTAATGCTATATTCTTGCTGGTAATCATATAAAAAATTTATCATCTCATCCGATAATAATTCTTCATAAGGCGTATTATCTTTTGGAATTGGCTTTATCCAATGAGGGCACCTTTTTGTTTCCCTTTGTAGCATACTCTTGCAACAACTTACGCTTATAAGCACTAGGGATAGAATCACGAACTTGGCGGCGATTTTTAGTGTCTTCAATATCTTGCAATTCCTCTTTATTTTGTTTATTTTCAACTTTATTTTCACCGCTTTTAAAAGCTTTAGTAACCATTATAATCAGCGCTCCAATAAGCAATAAGATTGCTGATAAAATTTTATTTACATTATCCATTTAAAAAAACTTAAAATTAAATTAGAAAGTGGCACGTTTTCTCCAAGGGCTTTAATAGTGATGTAAAAAGCCACAATTAAAAGCACCAAGAAAGCACTAAATCTATTTTTCGAAAACCAAGCATAAAGCAATTCTGGAGTAGTTTTGTGATCGCGTTGGCAAAAATTCTTATTTTCTTCGTTCATTCAGTTCCCAACTTCTTATCAATTTTAGCCAAAACAATTTTCATTGCACTTATATCAGTCTTCAACGTATTAACGTCAACAGTAAGAATTTCATTACTCTTTTTTAGAGCTTTAAGACTAGGATATTCTGTAAATATCCATTTAATAAAATTAATAAATGCCCAAACTATTTTTAAAAAAATAGTTGTAGAAAATATTACTAACGCATTTGTCAAAACGCTTCCCAGAAACCCGGCGGAAGGGACGCTTGTAATTAAATCCATTTCTGTTTTTGTGGTCATGTGTAAAATTTGTAATCTATTCTTTGCTTTCTGGTTCAGAAACTTTTTCGAATTCTAACTTTTCTTCTCCTTTTTCTTCAGCACCGGTCGAGATTGATGGTAATTGTTCAACAAAATTGGCAATCGGTAATTGCTCAATAATATTCGCAACCGCTCTAGTTCCGGCAATGCTATCTAGAATATAAATTATCTTAGCTCGTTGCTCCTCTGTAAGAATATATACTTGTTTTGTTGAGATCGTCATTGTTTAGTTTTGAATTTTTAATAAAGTTTTACTTGATTTTAAATTTCTGAACAGAAATTTATCTCTAAAATTTAATTTTGCAAATTAAATTTATGCTAAAAACCATTTTGATCCATTGCCAATAATGTTATGGCACTATTGGTAATTAGAGAGTTTCCTGTAAAAGATCTGTAATAATACAAATTCATCACGAAGTTGAATTTGTATTAGGCGTAGAATCTGAAGTAAAATTACATTTTTTCTCTTTTTTTAAGTTCTATATTGCAATCAAACTATTGGCATTAGCACCAGCAGCTACAGTTCCTATTGAGGTCATGGCACCAGTTGCTTTATTTATACTGAAGACATTAATGTTGTTTGCCAAATTGTTTACGACATATAAATAATTTCCTGAAAAATCAAAACAACACTCTCTAGCCCCTGGAACAGTTTGAGAAGTGGTTGGCGCTATAATTGCTCCGGTTGATAAGTTTAAGGTAGATTGATTGATAGTATTTGAAGTTTGGCTTGTGTAGTAGATAAATAGGCCATTATTACTAATGCGTAGACCTAGCATATTTCCTATTGATCCAGAAGTGAATGTGGATGCAAGAGTTAATTGACCGGTAGTTGTATTTATTGCAAAAACCGAAATTGTACTAGCTCCATTATTTAGAACATAAGCAAATAATCCTGATGGATGAATTTGTATTTTTACTGGCGTCGCTCCGGCTGCAATTGTTGGTGTTCCAAGCGCGGTTAATGCTCCAGTAGTTTGATTGATGGCATATTGATATACTAACCCATTACCGCTATTGATGGCATATAAATACTTACCAGATGGATGTATAGCAAGTTCTGCCATTTGAGCTGCCGCTGTTGGAGGGCTTGGAATTGCAACTAACTGACCTGTAGATTTAGTAATGGAAAATTGCCCGAACTGACCCGTGCCAAATCCGCACACATAAACAAATCTATCTGTTGGATCAATAGCAATTCCTGTAGGAGTTGATGGCCCAACAATGCTTGCAGGGCTTAAGGCTGATAATGTTCCATTGGAACCAACCCTAAACATAAAAATACCAAGAGTCGTATTAGTTACATAGATATAATTTCTTAAAGTTGTTGCGGCAATTTTATAAGGCGCCGTCATAGCAACAGAAGCTGGGGATAAGGCGGTTAGAGCTCCAGTAGCTTGATTAATTCTATATTGAAAAATAGCGTTGTTTGAACTGCCAGGAAAGTATAAATAGCCTTGTGGATTTGATGCTGAAATTGGAACAACATTAACATTCATTTTAAATATTAAATCTGCTGCTGCGAGGCTAACTAAGTTTGATATGTCGGCTGTTATCATCGCAGTTATCGCAGTATTTTCATTTAAATATGAAGCACCGTACTGCCATATTGTCAAAGTAACAGGGTTAGTATAAAGCAATTGGTTGGGCATTGAAAAGGTAACCGCGAAATAAGTATTTGTTGCAGTTGTTCTTACGTATCCTCTGAATAACACATAATTGCTGATATTTGAAACTGTGATTGTTCCAGTTGTGTCTGTAATCTGAAGTATATTAATAGTAGAATAGTTATAATTTGTACTGGAATTGCCTGAAACAGTAAAAATAATATTTAATTCTTGACTTGAATTCTTTAATTGTAGGCTATAAGTGCCTACAGCATTAACTGAAGGTGCTATAAGAATAATTCTTTCGTCTAAATTATTTAAAGTTATTGATGAAGAAATGGATTGCGGACTTGGGCAAACCTGCACATTAGAAGAAGTAATGCCATTTACTGAACTTGTTAATGAGGTTGTAGATAAAGAAAGGGCATTACTATTAACAATTGATGTGTTTGATGATACACCGTTCACGCTAGAAGTTATGGTATTTGTAGCACTGCTTATTGAATTGCTATTTATAATGGCAGCATTAGATGAATTGCCATTAACGTTGCTTGTCATAGTATTGGTAGTACTTGATAAGTTATTTATTATGGGTATATCAGCAGCGACGGCAGCTGAAACTACAGTTCCGTTTCCTTTTAGAATGCCATTAACTGTAGTTTGTATAGTTAGCGTAGGAGTAGTAGTTGGATTTAAAACTGATCCATTAAATCCATTAGCATTATTTATAGAAAAATTAGTGACTGTGCCTCCTGACCCAGTAGATACTAGAGTGGTGCCAGCAAAAGATAGTCCCGATCCTAAACTAATTTCAGAGGGCGCAGCAGATGACCCTGTTGGATTGCCCAATAATCTTGTAGCATTAACATCTTGAATTTTGACATAAGTTACCGCAGAATTTGTTATAGATGTAGCATTGCCAACTGAAGTAACGGCACCTGATAAATTAGCATTTGTAGTTACGGTAGCAGCGTTTCCATTCAAATTGCAAGTTAAGGTATTAGTAACTGCATCGTAATTAAATGAAGAGTTAGTATGAGCAATTTGAGAGGCAGGCCCTAAATTATTAACAAAAAGCGGATAGGAAATTGTATCAGTAGAATCTGGAATAACTGCGATCTGACTTGCAATAGTAGCAGAATTAGCCTGTAATATTCCAAAAGCATCTCTTGAAACAATACTATTTGGGATATTGCCCCCAGAGTTATAGGCTTCAGCAGTGGTATTAGAGTTTGGTAAAATTCCGGTAACTTTTGTAGTTAGATCAATAGTTGCATTGGCTATTTTTGCATTTGTTATAGCTAAATTAGCAACTGTAGGATTTGGGTAATTACCTGTTAAATCGCCACCTGCTCCTCCAGTTGGAGATGCGCCAGTAATTAGAACGGGGTTAATTGAGGTAATCAAGCCTTTTGCATTGACGGTAATTTGTGGAACATGAGTCCCATCTCCAAAAGTCCCAACATCACTATTAACTGTATTTAGTATGAGGCTTCCTGTATTATTTATAGTAGCATCTCCACTCACAGCTACTGGAGTAGCAATATCACTGATATTCCCAACTAATATATTCCCATTCGGTAGAGTTGCCGTTTGCTTATTATTAAATGCATTCCAATCTGTAGAGGAAAGATAACCATCCTGAGAATTGGTAGATTGTTTTACTTGAATGGTAAGATTTGAAGAACTTATGATTGATTTAGAACCATTAGTAATTGTTAAGATATTCGATGTTGATTCTGCAAGATCAGACAAAGTTAGATTGCTTGGTGCAGATGATACGCCACTTTTATTGCCTTTTACAGTATTATTGGGCATGTTTTCTAATTTAGCATTATTAATTACCTGATTGGCAATTGTAACTATGCCAGTATTATTAACTGTTAAATCACCGCCTAAATCAACAGCAACGGCCTTATTTGAAGCATTACCGAGATATATTTTTGCAGATATTAAATCTTCGCTTAAAGGTACATAACCTAGATCGCTAGGAGTTATTAACCAATTTGCATCTAATTGCGCTGGAGAATCTATCAGTGCTAAAAGTTGATAACCCGTCTTAACTATTTGTCCATTAACTATGCCATCAACTGTAACTACCCATATCATACCTTGTTTTACAATAGCAGAAACCGGATTCGTAGTATCAGCAGCAACAGGATACAAAGAGGTTGTAGTTGGATTATAACCGCCTTGCAATTTATAAATACCCATCGCTGCTGAATTCAATTGCTGATAAGTAACCGCCTGTAATGGCAAAGCTGCATCTGCGTTTAAAATCAAATTACCAGCCATAGTTCCGCCAGCCTTTGCAAGATATGTACTTGCAGCAGTTTCGGGAGTTAAATAGTCATTATCTGGCGTTGCCGCAACTATAGCAGTGCCATCACTTTTGATTATGGCACCCGCTGCAACGCTTGTAGATAAAGTTATGTTTGGTGTAGTTGTGGGATCGGTAATATTGAAAACAAAACCGTTGGTGGAACTAGCAGAAACATTAGTTACAGAACCATAAGGCCCACTGGTAGGTACTTTTTTTAGAATTGGCATTGTTTTCTTCAAGATTAGTGGTTTGTGCTTATCGCACTAGGGAGTTAATGAGGTCTGACAAAGAAATTTTTGATAAGAATCTGTATTATCCAAATACAACTTCCGGCTCTTCAAAACCGCTTAAGGTAATAACTCTGATTCCTGCGCTTGATTGTTCAAGCTTAATAAAATTTGGATAACCTTTTTCAAAATGATAAAATCCAAAAAGATTAGAATCTGATTCTTCCAAAGTTAAAATCGGATCATTAAGTGAAGTGGGAATTTGTATTGATCCTTTAAGATTAACAGTTCCACTTCCTGTTATTTGGATTGAAGGAGAAATATTTGATATTCTGGTTGGAGTGATTTTGTAAACTTTGTTTTCTTCTATTACGAACTCGTATGTTTTGTGTAGAATTGTCATATTTTATTTTATAGCAGTTAAAATTTCGGTTGATATTTGCAAAGGGATCTTTTTATTAATCCATTTTTTACCATCCCATTTTGCAATAAATCCTTCTTGTATTTCAGGCTTCTTAAAAGTTGAATTAGCTGGCAAATAAAATACATCGGGTTCTAAAGGGCTTTCCCATGCGGTTGCAATACCACAATATTCAAAAGTATATGGATTATAAGAATAAGCAGGTTTTGATTTCATCATTTTGAATTTTTGATTAATATTTAATGCAATACATTTTAGCTATATTTATTGGTCTAGTTTCAGCATCTACTCTTGGAGTTCCGTTTACACCATCACTTATATATGTAACTCCCACAAGTTGACTAGGTACAGTGCCGGCCACTGCCAAAGCGCCTGGCGCTGTGACTCCATACATTTGATTAACTCCACCAAAACCCCCTCCATTTACACTGTGATAATGACCCTGGAAAGCGTCTTGCTGATTTGAACCAAGAGCTCTTCCGCTATCAATTCCTCTTCCATTATCCCACCCTCTTGTAAAAGAGCCCCTTGAATCTGGAATATTAAAAGTAGTACTACCGTCTCCCGGACCAAAAGTAGTACCAATTACTGAAAATAAATTTGCGAATGCTGTTCTAGAAATTGCCGCACCATTTTCTTCTAAATATCCAGTGGGCGGAATAGTACCATTCCATATTATAGATGATCCTATTGGATTACTAAAAATAGGCGACGCTAGCGCATCTCTTAATTGAGTTAAAGAAGGACCAGGAATTATACCGGAAGCTATAATCACATTTGTAACTTCTGTACTAACATTATTAATTGCCTTGCTCATTTCATTATAATAGCCATTATTTTTGGCACTTTCATAAGGAGTTAGCGGATCGTTACCTTGATTTATTTCTGGAGTTGTGGGTGTTCTAATATTTGTTGAGGTAGCGCCAATAACTCTGGTGTAATTTTCCATTTTAAATCATTATATAATTATTATTATCCATCGGACTATAGTCAGTAATAAAAAAGGTAGAGCTGGGAGGTATTACAAAAACTTTAAATTCACTTAATGCCACTCCCGAAGGCAAACCAAACCATCTAGGATCAAGGGAATTAATCAGGGATATAATTCTTTTCTGGTCTTCATCGACCACGCCCAGATAAATTTTAAGAGTTTTAATTTTTTCATCTATGAGTACAACTCTCGCGCCCGTAGCAGAACGAAGTAGGTTTATTATGTCTTCAAGAGTAAACCTAGAATTCCTTTTTAATATTTGAGAATTTATATATACTTTATATACATTATCAGGAGCTAGGACTTTAGAAGCGTCAATTAAATCAGGGCCATCCATCAAAGATAAATCCATTATAAAGACGCTTGGATTTGTTATTAATGGCTTTAGGATATTCAAATAAGCACCTAGTTGGTCAAGCCATTTGCCCTCTGCTTTATCAATATCAAAAAAGCTAAATATAGATTCTTTAGAATTATCAATTGCAAATGTTTTTATCCCATTCAAAAGCTCGGAAATTTTGGGGGCAGTTTGATATTGAAATAGAATTGTCGGATCCTTAATACTAGACATATTCTACGGTTATTTGATTCAGATTTGATGTAAAAGCATATTCACGGAATCCAATAGAAAAATTAGTATCCACCCATGTCACTCCATCATTTGAAAGACTTATTTGCGAAATATCAAAACTTCCGCCACCAAAAATTCCAAAAATTGGTGTCCTAGAGACATCTGCACCAATTTTTAAACTATTTATGTAGTCCATTGTTAATTGTTTTAAACTATCAATGTCTCCTGCGATTGGCGTCCCCTCTCTGTTTGTAAGCCTGATTCTCGCATACATTGAAACTAATGCTGGACGAGTAAAATTAATAATCCTAGGGAAACCTTGAGAATCTGTTAAATTAACTGAGGTATTACCATAAGTAGGTGTACCACTTGCTTTAAAATCTAAAATTATTTTAGCTATATCTTGATTCAAACCACCCACCACCCTTGCTTCTATAGTATAAGGCGGAACACCGCTTACGATGTCACTAGTTGCATTTTCAAAAACAGTAACTCTTGTAGTATCAGTTAATCTATTAAGGGAATCGGAGATAGAATCTATATCATTTCTTCCTGTTTCAGAATCTGAAGCGCTTAATCTTTCAATTAATTCCTGGTCATTTTCATTATTTTTCCCATCAATTATTGATGTAACTGCGATATTCGTAAGTGCAGGTATATAACTCTGAGCGGTTAAACTGGCAGAAATTACTATATTGGTAATTCCATTTGCTTGAGCTATTAATTGAACACTTTGAGGATTAGAAATAATATTAATGCTTGATTGATTAACAAATTTCAGACCAGTTGTTGATTCAACAAATAATGTATTGGCTGGGATTGTATAGGAAATATTATTGCTAATAAAATTACAATTTATCACGGCTTTAGTACCGCTTCTTCTAGGCTGTCCCTTAGAAATAGCAATGGCAGACAATAAAGCTCCAGAAGCCTGTCTGTAATTTAGTTGGTTAAAAATTGCTAACCCTATCTTATCTTCATTATCCTGAAGAGTAGTAATGTAGTCTATTAGCTGCCCTTGCGGAGTTTCCTCATCTGTTCTTAAATTGCTACCAAAAGCGTTTTTAAAAACAGTAACTAAAGCATTTCTTTTATCCAAATAGGTAGTTACAGAATAACCGTTTTGATTTAGAGTTCCCATCTATAATAAATCTTGGAATTGAATTTCTCCAGCATCGGTAACTATTGTAAAATTATAGCCCATTATGCCTTTAGCCCGATCGGGCGAAATATTAAAATTCTCTATATTCTCAACACCATCGGTTTCTAAAATTACTCTTACTAATTCATTAATTTTTGATTGCTCAGTAATAAAATCTGCAAAAATAATTCTGTGATAATCTACCCCTTTTATCAAATTAGTTGGAATCTCACCTAAAAAAGTCTGAAGCTTACAAGTTAGAAGTTGAGCTATCTCATCAATACGGCCTTGATAACCGGCAAAATCTCCATTCATATCTAAATACATATCATTTGTATTAGGATCGAGAGCAAAAATTCTTAAGTTCATACTTCTGGAGTTCCAGTTTGTGAAGGCGTTGTACCGTTGAGATAAGGATGAATATGTTGAGTGAACGGAATATTGCTAACTATTGCTTCGCCACCTATTTTGGTATCACCACTAACATTTAGATTGCCAGTGATATCAACTCCACTAGCAGAGACTTTTAACTTTGTCGTCGCATAACGAATATCAATAGAATCTGAGCTATAATCAGAAACTGAGGCTTTTTTCGGCAAAAATGGCAAAAAAACCGCATCATTTAGATCGAATCTTCTTAGACTTGCCACTGGACTTGATGTCTGGCTTTGCTTGAAAAGCGATATATTGCGATCACACACTAGAAGCGTGCCTTGCATTCCTGGTAAAATAGGTAATGTAATTCCAAAATTCTGCCACCACATAAGAGCAATAGGAACTTTCTGTAAAGGCGCTAATTCATAATTCTCCACCGTAACTCGCTCACCCGTTTCGAGCTGAATTAACTTTCCATTTTTTTTAATTCTTATTCCTTGAATTAAAATTTTAACATTCACTGTTAGATTGTTTGGATCAAAATTTATGATTTCAGCGGGAATTGCAACTCGGATTTCATTTTTAAGAGAATCAGCGAATTGATTAAAAGTTGCTGTATCGTTCACGTGATCGCTAATCTTTCAGTATTATTTATGTTTTGTAAATTATAAGCTCCCATGGCGTTTATTTGTGTTTGCCAAGTATCCTCATGGCTAGAGCCTTCATGCAGAATCTCAAGGGCTTGGTAATTCCCTTGGTAGCGATTATTATTTATTTCACGTCCGAATGTTTTGATTTGATCTCCTCTAATTCGATCAACAAAATTCAGACCTCCAATTGCAAAATTAGCAAATTTGGAATCGAGAGAAAAACCATCGCCTGGACTAATATTGGGATCTAAAAAAACTTTTATATTAACTCCAATCTCCGTTACTACCGGAATATCTAAGAGACCATTTTCAGGCGTATATTTCTTGGCAATGGGCACTTGTTCAATGGGTAGAACTGCTTTTATATAAAGTCGAGTTTCTGTCCAATAAAAATTAAAATTAAATTCCGTGCTTAAGTTTTTTAATATAGTTAAAACATCTCCTTCTAGGCTTGCATTGCTTATTGTTCCTTCAACTTGATTATCAATAACAGGACTAAGTCCTAATCTATCTGCGAGACGGCCTAGAACCGATCTTAAATCCTCAAAAACAATAGCTTCTGAAAAGGAAGAATTTTGCAAAAAATTAAGGCCGCTAACACAATAAAGGGTTGTTACTATATTGGTTTCAACGGATGAGGATTTGGTTCTGGTAACACTTGAAATTTTTCCTTCAAATATTTTTCCTGTTTTTCCTTCATATCCTGCTTCTAAAGTTACTAAAATCCCTTTTTGCTCAATTTCTTTAGAAGATTTATCGCTTAGATTCCATAAGTTTATTTCAGCGGTATGAAGACCAGTTGAACCAACATTTATATAGGATTTTACTGTAAAGTCTTGACGCATGTAAACTTTACCATCTGCTAATCTTTCGCCTTTGCTTAAATAGCTTTTGGTCTCATCACCAATAGTTATTGTAGTTCTTATAACCCGACTTTTAAGCATCTAAATCTCTTACTAATTTTAATCTGTCTCCAAAATCTGCCTTAAGATTGATTGAGTTTGGACTTGTAGGATCTGTATCTATTAAAGTCAAACTCCCATATTTTAAGCCCATGCCAAATAAAGCATCATTTCCTAATTTTAAATTAATTCCGTTAATAATCTCAGCTTTAGAAGCTTCGTTTACAATATTCAAGAACCAAGAAATATTATAATCATCAAATTGCAGTATTAATCTTAGGGTTTCAGTACCATAAGGTACCACAATCTCTTGCTCAACTCCCACGTTGGTTTGAATTACTTCTTTCATTGAAAGGGAGATAAAATTGCTCTTACTATTACATCTCTTGCATTAATGCCTGAAACTTCAGTCAAAGCATTATTAATATTATCGAAATATAAAACTTCTTTCATTGTGATTAGGCCTTCAAAAGTGGTTATGCTCTCATCATCATTCTCATTTTCTATGTCAGTTATAATCAGGTTTTTTATTAAACCCATAGGCGTGTCCAGATCAAAAACATCTGAATTATACATTGCATTTTGCAACTGCTTATAAGTCGCCTCAATCCTGCTATTTGCAATCTTACTTCCTACAATCTGAAGCGCCAATGATTGGATTACTGAGCCGGCATCTAATAATGATGCAGCGCTCAAAGGATCTATTATATTGCTAACACCAACCCTAATTTGTAATTGAAGAGGTTGTTGAATCCGATGGTCATTAATGCTGACGCCTTGCTCAATAGGATTTTCAGTAATTCTAACTGATTGTTTATAAGAAAAAGACTGCATTATATCAAATACAGTAGTTTGAGACTTGGTCGAATCAGGAAATGTAACTACTAATCTTTGCTTGCTTCTGCCAATTAAACTTTCTAGAACACCTTTGGCATTCTGAGCAAGTAGAACCTGATTAAAAAAACTCATCTAATCACACCTTTTTTAAAATTATTGGATGTCATTTTATTTGCAGTTCCCATAAGAGAGTCTTCTAATATTCCTGGAACTTTTTTCTTAAAATCTTCAACATCAGTAATTCTTTCGAATGTAATATTTATATTATTGTCGAAATTATTTGAAATAGGGGCTGAATTGGTTGAAGATTGATTTACAATTTTGGAAATGGGATTCTCTGTTTGAGTTACTCCATTAATGGGATTCTCTGTTTGAGTTACTCCCTTGGATTTTTTATTAAACCAGAGCCGATTATCTTTTGATTTAAATTGATTTTTTATTTCAGATTGAAGAAAGGTACGATCCATGTAGTTATTTACTAAATCAGCAGCGCTTTTTCCTAATTGTTCAGAACCTTTAACAAAATAATTTACTCCAGATCCAACAGTAGATGCAACTCTAGCAATTCCATATAAACCATCAGCCAATTTTCCAACTTTTTCAATAACATCTGAACTTCCTAGTTTTTCAAGTTGCTCAAAAAGAATATTGAAGAATTTCCCAATATTTTCTTGAAAATCTTTATCTTGAAAAAGAGTATTAAATCTATCAATGAAGTTTTCAAATGCTGGCAATGCAGAAACTAGAACACTTCTTCTCAGACCTTGGAAAGATTGACTTAATTTATTTATGCTTTCAGTATATCTTTCAGCATTTTCTATCTGTTCACTGGTGGCCAATGGCGCACTTGCAGAAGTGCGTAAAAGATTGTTATATTCCTCATCATTCAATCTGAGTATTCTAAGCGATTTTTCACCAAGACCTATTTGAGTAACCCAATATAATCTTTGCTCATCAGTTAGTTGATTGAATCTATTCCTGATAACTGTAAAATTTTTTGATACGTCATTGCTAAAATCCTGAGGATTAATTCCCAGCATTCCAAAAGCTTCATAATTACCTTTTCCAACTCTAAACGCTTCTATTTCGCTTTTAAGAGTTCTGATAGCACTAATTGCCTCGTCCGAACCCGCTCCCATTGTTTCAAAAGCTCTTGAGAAAGTTTCAAGAAAATTAGAACTAACCCCTAAATCTTTTGATAATCTGCCTAATTCAGCAGTTTCTTGAGCTGTTGAACCTACTAGTTTTGTGAAACCGTATGCCAAGCCTCCAATTGAAGCGGCAAAAACAGTTCCAATCTTTGCTGCTGATTTTGCGAGATTATTTAATGTTCCAACAAGTCTTTGAGCATCCTTATCTTTAACTTTTGTTGTGATATTTACTAAAAAATCACCTAGAGCGGCGGCCATTTGGTTTTGTTGGTTCTGGTTCGTTAATTATTTTAGTTAATGCGGCATAGTAACTAATTGCGTCATTCATCTTTTCTATATCAAAAATGGTTAAACCACCATCAATCAAATCAGTATACTTGATATAACTTTCTTTAACTGGGGAAATGAAGAATGAATTAAATTTTGGAGCACCTAGTCTGCGCTCAATTTTCTTAACTAATTTATTTAATTCAATATCGCCTTTTTTGCTTTTACATCTCCCCATGCTGATAAAGGGGCGAGTAACTCCACCCAATATAACAGCGCATAAGATTGAAGATCTGCTAAATCCAAAGATTCTATATTAATTTGCTTACCATCAATTTGCATGTGAGAGCAAACTGCTTTATAAAATCTTTCAGTCAATTTTGCAGCTTCGTCAATATCATTAAAATCATTATTGAAAACTTTAGCGGCAATTGACAAAAGAGTTTGTTGAATAAAAACACTCGCCGGAAGCCAGATTTTTACAAACTTTCCATTTATATTTTTCTCAAAATCTTTATCTGCATAACCTTGTGATTCATATTTATCGCGTTTAGCTTCGATTATAGAATTAATTTTAGCTTTATCAGAAATATCCTGAAGCTGTCTAGATATAGCTTTATCCTGAACCTGATTAGCCAAATCTTCTAATTGATTTTCAATGTTTTTAGACATTTGCGACTACGTCAATATTAACAATAGGTGGAATATGAACGGTGGATGGCATCAAAACAGTAAATTCTACATCCGCATCTACATCAGAACCCATTTGATAATTTGGAATATTTTTAAATAATCCTCCTGGTGATGAATAGCTTTCCTGAGTATAAGAATCTCTGCAATTTACCGCCATTACAACAGTCTGGCCAGCTTCTTCAGCAGCTATGATTGCTTGCAATCTAGCATAATCGGGAGAATTTCTCAAAATTTGAACTCTTAAAAGTTTATTATGGCCTTTATAATTTTTACTAGCCATCATATCTCCAAAAGCGCCAAGCTTTTCGTTATAAAGATTTTCATCCAATGGCTCAATAGAAGCTGAAATTCCTGCTTCTCCATAATTTCTTAAAGTTATAGAGCCGAATTGGGCCGAAATTAAATTTATATCAAAATTCTGTAAATCAATAATTCCTAGCATATTATTCTATAATTTTAATGTGTTTGTAATGACGAATTTAATTGCAGAGCCCCTTAACAAGCCGATTGTGGTAATATCTTGAATAATGCCTTGCTGTTTATCAATTTCTGGCACATTTTCTGGTCTTGGAATAGAAATTGAATACCCATTTAAATAATTTTCTCCGGTATCGGGATCGGTACCGCCTGCAATAATTCCGGCTCCAAAAGCAGCCAAATAAGCCCTCTCAATTGCTTGATAAAGCTTTGCAAAATCTGTCCTAGTATAACCAAGTCTTGGAAGAGTAACCATTAAATCAAATATATTGTAGGTCATATTATAATCGATCCAATCAGCAGCGATAACATCGTTAATAAAATTTCCTGCTGAACTTTTGCCAGGATATGCAATATTCCTTCCTACTTCCCCATAAACGCTATAAAAATTCACATTTTTAGACATCAGATTATCAAATTGTGAATTGGTTAAATCAGTGGGAGATACGCTAGCAAATTGTTTGAATGCTAATGCTCCAAGAGGGCGAGCTCCAGTAAAGTCGACAATACCAAAATAAGATGGCAAAGAAGCCTGTTTATAATCGATATTAGTTAAATCAAATATCAAAGCTGTTTTATTTGCTTTACGATCATATAAAGTTCTAGCAACTGTGCTAGTATCAGCCGCAAGAGATTGATTGGCAATATTTGCAGCTGTACTCAATGCCCATAAGAAATAAGTAATTTTTGTGGACGCCTCAATTGAAGATGACCATTGCAGAATTTCTGCATCAGTCCAATCATTTGATAATATAATATGGTAATATCTATTATCATTTAAAAATCCTGATATGATAGAATCAAGAGTTCCTGTAGTACCTGCAGTTGAAGAGCCGCCATTTAAAAAGGTTGCACCAAGTAAATTTGTTCCACCGGTTCCAGCAGTAATAGCAACAGTTGATGAGTTTCCATAAGAACTGCTTTCAATAACAAAATTAGGAGCGTTATAAGTTACATTTACTTGCCTAAATGCTGTATTGGCTTGTCTAATCTTATCTTGTAAAATTGCGGCAACATCTGCCAGAGTGGTAGCTTCAGTTAAATCAATCGCCGCAACATTAACAATACTACTTCCATCAATCGAAACATTTAGTGTTCCATCATCAACAGCTTGTAAAGTAGCTAAATTTCCCGAAACATTTCCGGAAGTAAATTTGCCGTGAATTGAATCAGTTAAGCCAGTAGTGTTAACCAATCCGACATAAAATTGATTTGGTTTTAGATTATTAAAGCCACCTGCAAAATATTTTAGCGCCGCTTTGTAAGCTTCACTATTACTTCCTAAATCTTGTAAAACTTCATCAGCCGAACTATAGCTTCTTACTGTATCAGTATATCCATCTCCTTTTTGAATAACAATTGCTCTAGCAAAATTTCTTCTTCCCTGTGTTGCCGGAGCTATACCAGTTGAAACATCAATAATTTTTTTAATGCTAATCATATTTTATAATTTTAAGGTTATGTCATATTGAACAACTTCTTTTACATCTTCGAGTTTTGTAACTGGCTGAGTAAATTGGATATCGCCAATAACAACTTTATCGTTATAACGAAAATGTAAAACTTTCTGAATCCTTTCGACCCATGCCCCTTCTTCGAGATTACTTAGATTTTGCTCTTTTTCAGAATTTACTAACACGAATGGAAAAGGCTCGTCATAACAAGCGGATTCTCTTCTTGTGCTTTGCATATACGCTAGAAAGGCATTGTGAGCGCTCTGGGCATCTCCTTTTCTTTTTGCCAAAATATTCATGATCACCATTACTTTACGCATGGTGATTATTTCTTCTTTATTGGTTAGGCGATCGTAATTTTGTGAATCTGAAGAAATTGGATTACCAGCTTTATCATAATCTTCTATGCGATAGAATAAAGCAGTGCTCCCAGCCGCTCTGATTGCATTATTTTGTCTATCCTCAAAAAATGCTAAATTTGAATCAGAATTAAAGCCAAACTGAGTTTTATCAGGTCCAAAAATAGTATCAAAGAACTGCCAGATTCTTTCGGAGAGTTGCTGATCAGTTATCATTTAATGTATCTTCGTTATACTGAGAGATTATATATTTGCGAAAGCCATAGGAACGCCAAGGAAACATTTTGATAACTTTGTAAGTCTTGCCTTGAAAAGATATGTAATTATTTTTTGTTTGATCAATTTCTATTGAAGTAAAAACTGAAAAGCTTTCTTTATCTGTGTAATCCCCCAATCCTTGATCAATTAATAGTTTTGCGTCAACTGATTGGACAATTGCTTGAATTTGTGTAGTTACCGGATTGCCCGTAACTGCTCGACCTTTCAAATAACTTACTGAACGAGTAATTAATGATATTGTCCCGCTAAAAAAAGCATCTGAAACGAATTCAGACAACATATCTTTGCTCATTTTTTCTTTTTTCTAATTACCCATGTTATCGCTTGCCTCATCTGTCCCGTATCTATCAACGGCTTGGCACTACCTTTCATTTTTATTGTAATTGGCGCGTTTGGCTTCCATTTGCCAGTAGATAAATTTTGTTTCATATATCCAGCCGCTACAAATCCAATTCGATTTAATGCAGCCTTTAATTTTCTTTTGCCTTTTAGAACTGTAGCGATTTCTTTTTTATAAAAATCCGCTATTTTTTTTCCAAATCTTGGCATCAGGGTAGTGCCAAATGGTCTTGCCGGAATATTTCGTGATTTAGATCCAAAATTATTTACCCTAGCTATATCAGCCAAATAAAAAGTCTTGCCATCCTTTGTTTGCATAGCTTCTTTTGGGATACCTATCAGAATTTGAGATTCTGATATTTCTTTTAATTTTGCTTCAATTGCTTTAGCTATTTCTTTAGGATCAGAGGTCTTCATACTACAAATCCACCGGGGCTATTAAGTAATCCACAAGCACTTATCATCTGCAAAAACATCATTCCATAAGGTGTTAAGCTAAAAAAAGCCTGAAGGTAAGTTGGGTCAGTTGGGTTTGCCGGTTTTTCGTAAGAAATTTTAAGGCCATCAGCTGATTTAGAGCTAACTAACCTTGGAAGCGATGGAATTAATGATGCTGTTCCAAGCGCACTAAAATAGGTTAAATTGTGTGCTAATGCATAAAGAAACATTGTATAAACACAATCATCACCACTATTACCACAACTACAATTAACAATTCCATTCGGCACATTGCAAAAAGTTGTTTCGATATAGCGCGTTATTACTGCATCACTTGGATTAGAAACATAAGGAGGAAACATTTCCCTAAAATCAGCAATAATCTGCTCAATAGTGTGATTTGCTAAGATATAATCTTTTAGACTACACAATTTTTAATACTCCAAGTTCTATAAATCTTGCTATATTAGGAATTGACTTAGTTAATTCATCAAAAGCTTCTTTGGTATAATTTACTGTCTCGCCTTTTTTAAATGTAACCGAAGGAAAATTTAAATCATCCTCAACGGACACAATTGAAATTTCTTCACTGGAAATCTTAACTATATCAGCAGAGGAAGAATCTGATTCTGATGCTTCACCAATCTTATTATTTTTTTTATTTGCCATATTTTTTTAAAAAAAGGGAGAGATAAACTCTCCCAAATTGTTTAAATGCCGTCTAAATAGCCAATAGCGTTATTTCTGTTAATGCCTAGACCAGCAATTCTAAATTTAGATTGAAGATCATATTTAAAACCATGAACAAAAATTGGAGCAAATTGTAAAGGTTGCGGCAAATGGAAGCGTATATTACGTCTGTCATTGTTAAACATAACCAAACGATCACTTCCAGAAGGAGCTGTACCTTTGGCTTTCATGCGATTTGAAGCATAAATTTTTACATTTAGATTTTTTTCGATGAATTCTCTTACTGTTAGATAACCAGTTACCGGTGAGGTGCCAGTCATCAACGCAGCAGAAATAATGCCATATTGTAAAGGAGGTAGAACTATAGTAGTTGGCCTCAATTCTTCAGCACCCCCCGCTTGACCAA